GCGTGGAATTGATCGCATTTACAGGCCATATATTAAAATCTCATTCATCGGTATTCTTCCCAGCGAAAAGCAAAACTAGCGGTGACATTATTTGAGTCAGCCCATGCGGCCATGCTAAGAGTTGTTGAATTAGCGCCGTCGAAATAGACAAAAACCGGGCTTGATTTTTCGCAGTCAAACGCAACAAAGCCTTTGCCGTTTAAAATCTCTGTCCAAGAGGTCGCGCTTAGATTTTCGGTAAAGCTTATCATTTAAAGCCTTCGAACCGTATAGGCAGAAACAAGACTGGCCGCGCCCGAAACCCCCATTAAGTCAGAGGGTGAACAACCGTCACCCCTGCCGCTATATAAAGCCGCCGCAAGCTGCTTTATAGCCCGCCTTAAAACTTTTGGAACATCGGCGGCCGTCGCGCCAAATCCAGCAACGTAAACGATCTCAATCGCATTATTTGCACGCGATGCTGTAGGCCAAGCTGACCCGCTTTTCAAAGTTAAACGTCCTGGACGTTGGGCGGTATCAACATCAAAAACATCGGCCACGATAACAGCAGTGCTCTCGCTCTTCTCCGCGTATGTCGTCACGCTGGTGATTGATGTCAGAGGATATCGCGGAAGATGAACGGAATCGAAACCGTTTGATTTTGTCAACTCAGAAACAGCGCCTTGTCGAACGCCACTCCGCCATTGACCGCCGGATGATTGGGGCCATCGGTCTAGGCTCATTGTCCAAGTTTGATTGATTAAACTAAGGCCGGTCATTTCTTCAATGAACTGGCGCGCCTCTGCAATGAAATCGTTGGCCTCTTCATCCGGTAGGCCCGTTTCGCTTTCACGAAGAAAAGTCCGCAGCTCAGTTGCCGTGACCGGCTCAGCCGCAGGGGCTGTCGTCAAGACATTGCCGCGAAATTGCGTCCAGCTTGGAGTTTGGCGCAAGCTCATAATTTAATTCTCTTTTTGCGCTTGGTTTCTTTCGGCGGTGTTATTTTAGTTTCTGGCGCATCAAGCATCATGCGTGCAGCCCGGTCTGATAGTGCAAACTCAGCCGCTTTTCCCGTTACGATTGACCCGAACGGGAAAAAGACAACCGTGTGTCCTTCTGGCGCGCATTTATACCCGTCTAGATTGGTGATTTTGGCTTTTGGCATTTTTCAATCCCTGAAAGAAAGGGACAGCCAAGACTGCCCCGCTCTCATTATGTACGTGCAACGGATGTGCCAATAAATGTAGTCGCCGCCTTGCTTGGTTTGCCAAGCAGAGCGATGATTGAAATATCCGCATCAGATCCGGTCGTTCCGGTAACTGAGATTCCGACATAACGGTTTTCACCTATGTAACCCATGCCACCCGCGTTCGTGTTGTCAGCGGTATCACTTGTGACTGTGACAGTGTTGGCTGCGCCGATTGTGTCGGTTGTGGCAACAGTGCCAGCCGCCGCCGCTGTTGTGTCGGCAGATTCCTGGAGCGTAACAGTAAAGCCGCTTGCTGTGCCCGCATCTGTCACGGTGTTTGCCACGACGGCGATTGTGCAAGCGCCAAAACCGCGCAAGTCAACATAAGCAGAAGTCGCGGGTGTTGTTCCCGAAACTGTAACATTGCCAAGGTGAACCGCTTGGCAGTTGGAAAGATTATCTCTCATATTTGTAAACCCCTTAACTGAGAATTGAGCCGATCAGGTGTCAACCGACTAACTTTCTATAACACGGTCAATAGAAATAAAAAAGGGCGAGGTTTCCCCCGCCCTTTCATTCAGTCAAAACCTAAAAAGGATTATGCTGAAAAGTCGAGAATCTTTAAAGCTTCACCATTAATAAGGCCGCCTCCGACGCGGCGGACGCCGTACAACCCAACGTAAGGCTTGTTTGTCAGGTTATCGCGTATAATGCGGGTTCCTTGGCGCTCAACTATCTGATAAGCTGCCCGCATATCACCAACGGCAATAGACAGAGATCCGGTTGCAATTGAAGCCATGTCCTCAAAAGGTGCGCTCACCGGATAGCCAAACAACGATGCAGGCTGACCGCTAGCAATACCAGGCGACCAGATATAAGCGCCATTGCTGTCTTTTTCTTTTCGAACCGCCGCCATCGTCGAACGGTTCATGAACCAAGTTGCGTTGGCACGGTATGGACCTTTCAGTGAGTAAAGCGCTGTCAGTAGCGAATCGCCGCCGTCTGGTGCAGCCGCAAAATCGCCATTCACGCCGGTTTTGACCTGCTCAACTTCTTCGCGAATTGAAGTGCCATTTGTATAGGTCGCAAAACCGCGTGGCTTGCTAACGCCGTCACCAGTGACAAAGGTTGTCGCTTCAGCACGCCCCATCTGGGCAGACATTTTGTCTGACAACCATGATTCCATGTCCCACAAGCTGTCATCAAGAAGCTTTTGCGTGATTTGTGGGAATGAATAGATTTCATGGACCGGAATTCTCCACGTTCCGATTTGAGGCGTTGCCGTCGCGGTGCGTGCGCCTGTTTCAGCCACCCAGCCAGAAGTGTTTTCGTCATCATCATAGATGCCTTCAAGTGCATCAGTGCCGATAACTTGGATTGAAGCATATGCGCGCATTGGCGACGTGTCGAAAATCTTCTTTGACATAGCGCCGGAAATGTCTGGATGAACCGTATAGCCGCCGTCTCCGTCCTGGCCTACAGAAAGAGCCTTACGCTGGTCTGAGCTTAGGCTAAAATCATCTTTGCGAACAAAACGCTCAAAAGCAGATTTGTATTCGTCAAGCTCGGCTGCGGTATATGTTTCGCGATAGCCATTGATGGAAGCCCATTTTTGAGCCTTTTCATCAAGATCAATTTGATTGCCGTTCGCGTCGGTGACAATACGGCTGGCGCGTTTATGAGCAAGAACGGCCTCGTCCGCCACGTCTTGCGCTTTCTGAAGATCGGCTTCAATGCGCTTTAGCTTTTCCTCAATCAAAGGGTCGGCTACTGTCTTCTTTTCAATTTCTGCCAGTCTTGCGTCGTTTGTGCTTTTGAATTCCTCAAAAGCGCGATTGACCTGTTCGATAGCGTCAACCGCCTGGTTCATTTCTTCAGCCATTTCTAAAAGTATCCTGTAATAAATTGAGTTTTGTCAGCACGGCGCTCAAGGCGTCGGCCTGTTTTTGCTCATCATCTACAACAGCATCCCGCTGGCAGTCGATAGCTTTGAAACCGTGCAACGTTAGTGCAGCGGCTTGCTTTCGCGAGTATCCTGCATCCCGCAGGAACACCTCGAATTCTCTTTCAGTTTTAATCGTTTTCACGTCTGTCACCATCGCCTCCGGCAACATCGGGAAGGTCACTAGGCTAATCTCGAAAAGATCGACTTCTAAAAGTTTACGGACTCGACCGTCCGCCTCTTCCGTCGCCTCAACTGTTCGATAGCCGATTGACATGCTATCTAGAGCGCCCGCTTTCAGCAGCGCCTGGGCTTCTGCGCCCTTTTGGACTTCTTTTAAAACTCGGCCCCTGACTTTCAAGCCACGTTCATCTTCTTTAATCTCATCCCAAACGCCAATAGGCTGCGATTGATCGTGCTGCCATAGCATTTTTACCTTTCGGCCCCCTGATAGGCTTTTTAAAAAAGCGCCACGCTGGACGATATCAAAACCTTGATCGACAACACCAAAAACGGAAGCATATCCCTCAAAAACGCCGTCGTGATCCGGTTCGCGTTTTAACTCAAATTGTGCTGTCTGGTACTGGATCGTCATTTGTCGCCCTTTTAACAATTTCTCGTTGCTTACCACAAACAACTTGACGTGTGAATTATTTTATGAATTCGGCTATGCCAAGACATGACCAAGCGTGCATCTGCAATTCACAACCATCCCCACGCTGGCGTTAGGATCGCCTGGATAAAGCAAAAACTCATCAACGCCATTTTCATTTGTCACTTTGAATTTCTGGTCTTGCTCGACCACCTGGCCATTTGCTTTTCGGTGTCCTGGCCTTGTGCGGTCGTCGTTGGCCGAAATCCATTCTTTTTTCAAATCAAGCGCAGTTTCTTTCGCCGCCTCGTTCGCGCCAGCATTTGCCGCCCCGTGGAGTTCTGTTCTAGCGATTATTTTGGCCCTTGTTTTAGAGATTAAAGCGCTTGCTTTTAGAATCTCATCAATAGCGGTATCTATTGACTTTCCGTCTCGAATTGCCATTGTCAGCGCTGAAATTATCCTCTCACGTGTTGTTTTTGATATGGAAGAAATTCGCTGTCTAACTGATTCTTGTCTTAAGTATTCAATCGCTTTATCTCTGTAAAATGTCGTGGTATTCAATTTAGCATCGAGAATCAAACCAGCCGCTTTTCCTTGGTTTAAAATTCTATCACCGAAAACCCTCATTGAAATTTCAACTAAATCCGCTTCGATTTTCGTTAAGGCTTCTAAGTGGTCAAATAATAAAGATGAAAATTCGCCGGTGATCTTGTAAAAAGTCAGGACTCTAATTGTCTCAGCTTGGAATTCCTTTGCAAAGCGTCTTTGGAATTGACGTTCCAGCAATGACATTAAGCGTATTTGACGTCGGCGCTCCCTATCAGGACTCTGGTCAAGAAATCGTCTCATAGCCCGCCACTAGCCTAAGTGCTTTCCCGTCTATCTCGTTTAGTGTTCCTTCGAAGCCGTCAGCTGGGTTGATCATATTCGCCACTTGAGTGCGTGTGAGTGTTGGAATAGCAACAAGCAACATCTCCACCGCCGAATCCGCAGGGAGCAAGCCGTCCGAAACGGCCTGTAGAACAGCCTGGAGGCTGGCCATTTGTGCGCCGTCTAAAGCCTGTCGCTGCACGTCAACACCGGCTGAAAAAGCCACACTTAGATCGCTTTCATCCGTCTGCCCGCCAAGGTTGAGCGGCGCGCTAGCGTCTTCTAGCCCTATAAGACCCGATCCAACTAGCAGAACGTCGCCGCCTTCGATCTCTGGATAACCCTTGAGGTCTCGCTTTTCGTTCACTGTCAGGTCTGTCGAAGCGTCGGCCATTTGCCAAAGAGTTTGACGCTTTTCAACTATGGCTGGAATTTGATCCAAATCAGGGACAAGTTTAACGCCCATCGGTTCGGCCAACCATACGTTCAAGTCTGCCGCTATTAAATCAAGCAACGGCAAAACTGTATCTTCCCAGAAAGACAACCGCGCCTCTGAATAATTCGCGTAAGTATTATCGCCGGGAACGCCGATAAGTTGCGGCGGCACGCCGAAAGCCAAAGCAACATCACGAGCCGCACTGAATTTTGTTTCGATGATTCCCATGTCCGTCGGTGAAAGGCCCATCTGTTTCCAATCTAGCCCACCTTCTAGGAGCATCGGCCTTCCGGCGTTCTCGCTGCCGCTGTACTGTTCTTCAATTTGAGCTTTCAGCCTAGCGAATGCCTCGTCCGACAATGAGGTGTCCGCGCCGACTGTCAACGCGCCGGATGGTCTGGCGCTGTTCTGCATAAGCGACTGCATCCAGGCCATAGATTCGTTGCTTTGATCAATCGCAAACGAGCCAGCTTCAACAGGGCTTTGGCCGTACCAATCATCAAGCGGGTTGAACGCTTTCATGTGCCATATGTCGTTGTCTTCTGAATTAAAAGTGATTTTAGCGTTGGTCGGTCCGGTGTAAACGTAGGCGCTGGGCGACCCTGTCTTACTGGGGATAATGCTCATTCGATCTGGGCGAAGTTGATAAAGTTCACGCGGTTGACCGCCGACCTCTACACGTTCAGTGTAGGCATTCCCCGCTAATAGGAAAAAAGAAACTAATTCTCGAAAATACTCTTTGCCCGATTGTTGAGGGTTAGGGCGATCCAGCAGCGCAAGAATAGGATGCTCGCTTAGTGTCGTGTCACCGCGCTGGACATTCCAGCCAACCGACGCGACCGCGTCTGCGATTCTATTGACACACTGGTATGCGGTCACGTTCATCTGATAAGCTTCACGACTGAAAGCTTTATAATCACGCGGCGACCAATGCGGCTGACCTGCTGATAAAACTAAAGTCTGACCTATTTGGCTGGCCTTGGTTTGATCGGCAATTGATTTTTGACCCCAAAACCTTAGAAACTTCATATGGCGGCCCTTTCTGTTGAAGGGTTTATATCACGAAAATGGCCAAGTCTTCAATGATCATGATTTTTTGGAAAATTAAACCTATAAAGATCGAACCGACGGAACGCCACGCGCTTGGATTAGCGGTTGAAGAGCATAGCGGAGGCTGTCCATATAATGATTGTTTGCATCAACGATTTTGGGCAAAATGTCGCCGCTCAATTTATCAATGGCATAGCTGTACAAACGGAATTCTCGTGCGGTTCCGGTACATCTTGAATGGATGATAATTTCGTCAAAAGATTTCATGAAAGAAACGCCGTCTTCAATCGACCCTGGCCATTTTTTGACAGACTGAATTTTAGGCAGGCCAAAACGTTTGAGAAAACTAATTGATTCCGGTCTGGCGCTGTCAGCCCTGGCGGCGTAGGTTTCAAATTTTGGGATTCTCTCTAGAAAATATGTCGTGGTTGAATCTAATTCTAATTCTTTAGCGCCAGCCTCATATTCAATAAATAAATTGCTATCAAAAATCCAACATCTGATTGCCGTTGTCGGATCTTGTGCAAAACCAAAGTCAACGCCTTGGTATGGGCCATTCCAATGGTCGCCAGGGCTGAAGTCTTTTATGACAAATTTGTTTTTAAATACTTGTGCATCGGTATAGGCTAAGAATTTACCTTCCCAGATGTGTTCATAAATATCTGGACGGTTTTTCTTGTCGGCCAATCTTTCAGCCTCAAGAACCTTTGGGAAAAAAGGGTTGTCGTTCCAGTTGATATCTGTGATTATCGTGTTTTCGTCTGGCGTTTCTATGAAGCGCTTATGCGTGGCGCTGTCAGGTGTTTCTGGATTATAGCTTACCCAGTTTTCGGAGTTGTCTTCCCTGATTGTTGGGATAAGTTTCTGCCAAGCGGAGGCGCTGACATTTTCCGCTTCGTCGGTCCAGTTCCCTAAAATTCGAGATTTTGACTTTATGCTGTCCAGATTGAACCGCAAGCCAGCAAAGACAAATTCAACCCGGCGGTTTTTTGTTCTTATAAATCTATCGCCTATCTCAAAATAGACATCAAGCCAAGGGGCTGACTTAATCGCTGTTTTGACTTCCGAAAATGAACTATCGGCCAAACTGTTGAGGTGTTCACGCGAACATAGCCACACGCCTTCCCGCCCTTCCTCCGACAGCTGGTAGACTTTAATCGCCGCCATTAAAGCAAGTGAACGAGTTTTCGCGCTTCCCCGCCCGCCCTTGAAAATCCGGTGCCGGGCGGGTTGCGAAAAATTGTCTATAATTTTTATCGGCAGATGGATTTCAGTTTCCAAATTTTCTATTGCTTTTGCCCTTTTTGTACAAAAACTCGTTCCCCGTCTGAATGGATTGTGTCGCCGTAATCAACTCTTATCGCCGCCTCAGCATCGATTCCATATTTCCTTAAAATGATATCGGTTTTTTGCTGAAATTCATTAACCTGGGCAAAATTGGTTTCTTTGGTGATTTTCAAACTATACATTTTTTCTTCCTTTTTTTTGCGCTCAATCATCAACCTTCTCCAGATCCATCGCCATAGCCAAAGCCTTCGCCTTCTCCAGAGCCAGAGCCAGATCCATCGCCATAGCCATCGCCATAGCCTTCGCCTTCTCCAGAGCCATCGCCATAGCCAGATCCATCGCCAAAGCCATCGCCAGCGCCATAGCCAGCGCCATAGCCAGAGCCAAGGCCTTCTCCAAACCCAAAGCCATAGCCAAAGCCAGAGCCATGGCCAACGCCAGAGCCATCGCCATAGCCAACGCCAGAGCCATAGCCATAGCCGAATGTTTCTAGCTCAATCATCAACCTTCTCCAGAGCCAAAGCCATAGCCAGAGCCATAGCCAGAGCCATAACCAAAGCCAGAGCCAGAGCCAAAGCCATCGCCAACGCCATAACCATCGCCAAAGCCATAGCCAGAGCCAACGCCAGAGCCATCGCCATAGCCAGCGCCAAAGA